ATACTGGCCGTGGGTAGAATTAAGATCACCAGAAACTGGAAAATTAGTATACGTTCCTGCATCTACAATTGTTCCTGCAGTATACGAATACAATGATAAAGTATCTGCTGAGTGGTTTGCACCTGCAGGTATCAACAGAGGTGGTTTACCAACGGTACTACAACCAGAAAGAAGATTAACAGTGGGTCAAAGAAACTTATTGTACTCTGGTAAAGTGAATCCAATCGCAACATTCCCAGGAGTAGGTACAGTAGTATACGGTCAAAAGACATTACAAGCTAGAGCATCTGCTTTAGACAGAGTAAATGTACGTAGATTATTGATTGCTTTGAAAAGATACATTGGCAACATTGCAGAAACGTTAGTATTCGAACAGAACACCGCCGTAACACGTAACAAATTCTTAAGCCAGGTAAATCCTTACTTAGAGTTTGTACAGCAAAAACAAGGTTTATATGCCTTTAGAGTGGTAATGGATGACACCAATAATACTCCTGATGTAATCGATAGAAACATTTTGGTAGGTGCGGTATACTTACAACCAACTAGAACTGCTGAGTTTATTCAATTAGACTTCAACGTATTACCAACTGGTGCAACTTTCGAACAATAAATTAAAAGATTAGAATGAATAATAATACGAAAGTAAGAATTTACGGATCAAAAGCATTATTCGAATCAATCGCAAAAGAAATCTTAGCTGAAGCAGGGGGTAAATCCCCTGCTCAGAAGATGACTGATAAGATGATGGGTAAGAAGAAGGCAGTGAAGATAAGGGAAGAAGAGATGCCTACAGAAGCAGCATCAGAAAAGTCAGGTATTGAAGGGTTGGAGGCAGTTGGACAAAGTGGGAGTGATACCAAGTTTAAGGAAGATTTATTTCAAACATTACTTACGTTCCTAAAAACAAGGTATCCTGAGCAGGCTGACACCAGGTATGAGTGGCTATTTAAGGGTTTATACGATATTGCAGAAACTCAGCCAGAGGAAGATTAAAAAACATAACAAGAGTACTATTTATTAAAAAAGAATTACTATGCCAGTATTGGATCCAAATGAGATAATGTTTACGGCCTTTGAACCTACAGTCCAGAACCGTTTCATAATGTATATAGATGGTATTCCATCATTCATGATTAAGTCTGCTTCTGCACCTAACGTGAACTTAAATGAAGTTAAGATTGACCATATCAACGTTTACCGTAAGATTAAAGGTAAAGCAGAGTGGCAAGATATGACTTTAAGTTTGTATAATCCAATCTCTCCATCAGGCCAGCAGGTTTGTATGGAATGGATTCGTCTAGCGCATGAGTCTGTAACAGGACGTGATGGTTACTCCGATTTCTACAAAAAAGACTTGAACCTATCAATCTTAGGTCCAGTAGGTGATGTAGTAAGTGAGTGGATCATTAAAGGTGCATTTGTTAAGCAAGCTAACTTCGGAGCATATGACTGGTCTAACCAAGATCCTACTATGATTGAATTGACAATAGGAATGGATTATTGTATTTTAAATTACTGAGTACTCAATTATTACTTTTTAAAGGCCTTCATAGAAATATGGAGGTTTTTTTATGCCTAAAATACAAATCGTATATATTTATAAGAAAGTTTATAAAAATAGATTATGGAAAACGAAAACAAATTAAAGTTACCAACCGAAATGGTTGAGTTGCCATCCAAAGGGTTACTCTACTCTAAAGATAACCCACTCTCCTCAGGTACTATAGAAATGAAGTACATGACAGCTAAAGAGGAGGATATTCTATCAAATCAAAACTATATCCGTCAAGGAGTGGTATTTGATAAGCTATTAAAGTCTTTGATCGTAAGTAAGATTAATTTTGATGACTTATTGATTGGAGATAAGAATGCTGTTATGATTGCAGCTAGAGTGTTAGGCTACGGCAAAGACTACGATGTACAAGTTACAAATCCACAAACAGGAGAACCTGAAAATGTTACAGTTGATTTATCTCTAGTTAAGGAAAAAGAGATTGATTTAAGTTTAATTACTGAGGGAGTAAATGAGTTTACTTTTACACTACCTAATTCAAAAAACGAAGTAACTTTCAAATTATTAGTAAACAGAGATGAAGAGTTGATTGAGCAAGAAATTAAAGGTCTTAAGAAAGCTAATATATCAAGTGACGTTACAACAAGATTAAAGCATTCTATTATAGCTGTAAACGGTGATAGAGAAAAGAAAGCAATTAGAGATTTTGTAGATAACTATCTACTCGCAGCAGATGCAAGAGCATTCAGAGCATACATGAAAAAGGTATCTCCAGACTTAGATTTAACATTTACCTTTGAATCTGCTGACGGCTACACACAGGAGGGTGTAGACATCCCGATGGGGCTTGGCTTTTTTTATCCTACCACCGGAGTATAGAACACATTTATTCACTCAAATACATGAAATAGTATTTCATGGAAAGGGTGGCTATGATTGGGATACTGTTTATAATATGCCTATTTGGTTACGTAAATTTACTCATAATACTATAAGGGAGTTCTACGAAAAAGAGAAAGAGGAGTACGATAAAGCAGCAAATAAGTCAAAAACAGTAAACGCTGATAGTAAAATAGACAGACCAGGAATATCACAAAAACCAACATACAGTACAAGGGCATCTAAAAAATAGAGCCCTTTTACTATTTATATACATGGCAAAGAGAGGAAGATCATCAAGAAGAACAAGCACAGCTACTACACCAGCCCCGGCCGCTGCAGCTCCAGCTGCTGCTCCAGCTGCTGCCGTACAACCAATTAAAAGCGCGCTTGATGAATTGAATGATGATATAACTAGTATATCGGCGGAAATAAATGGAGCATTAAAAACAGCCATGACTGGTGTCACGGCTGAAGCTAGATCATTTCAAAAAATAATAGGGCAGGATCTTCTTAAATCACTCAGAGAGGTAAAAAAAGTTACAGATGACATAGAGAGTAATGAGGAGAAGATAGCTGAAAGAAGCTTGAAAAGCAAGGATGTTGCAAAGCAAATGTCAAAACTACAAAAAGAGTATGAAAAAACGGAGCTTAAAATACGAGATGCAGTAAAGCATGAAATCATTGACAAAACTCAAGCCAAAGAAATACAGAAGGATTTAAAAAAGGCATTAGATAATCAAAGCGTAAAGTTAGAGACACAGAAAAAAAATGCGGAAATACAAGAAGCTCGAAATGCAAGGAATCTTAAATATCATGAACGGTTAGAGAAATCATTTAACTACTTAGCCAAAATCCCAATACTCGGCGGAATGATAAACGTGGGTAAGATAATGGATAAGGTTAAGAAAACGGCAGAAGAGGGTGCAGGTAAGTGGAAGCAGTTTGGAGCAGGTCTAGGTGAAATGTTCAAACAACTCTCAGATCCTTTCACAATAATGACAACGGCTATAACAGGTGCTATTAGCCTATTTACAACATTATTTAAGTGGGCATTAGCATTTGATCAAAAAGTATACGATGCAGCTAAGAGTATAGGAGTGAGTGTAGGAGAGGCTGGAAGACTGCAAGGAAAGTTCCAAGCAATTGCTGCAAGTGGGATGAACTTAGGCTTGCAAGCAAAGGATATCGTAAAGACCTTTAGCGAAATGAATGATCAGCTAGGCTTTATGGTGCCAAGCACTGCATCCTTTGCAGGCAGCATGACACTTATTCAAAAAAGAATTGGAGCAAGTGCAGGTGATATGGAAGCTCTTTCAACAGCTTCTGCATACACAGGAAAATCGATAAAATCTACATACGGAATTCTAGTAGGAACAGCGAAGGTAGAAGCTGCAAGAAACGGCTTCATGATGACTAATAAACAAATTCTAGGTGCAATAGCAGCAACATCCAAAACTGTTTTAATGAACTTTGGAGGTAATGTTAAGGAACTTGTGAAGTCTATTGTACAGGCAAAAAAATTAGGAACAACCTTAGAGGATATACAAAATAAAGGAAAGGGATTATTAGATTTTGAAAGCAGTATCGGTAAAGAATTTGAGTTTCAAGCACTAACAGGCAGTAAAATTGATTTACAAAAAGCAAGGCAGTTTGCTCAAGCTCGTGACACGGTAAATTTAATGAAGGAACTGAATACGCAAGGACTTACCTTTGTTGAGTGGAATGATTTAGGTCAAATTGAGCAAGACTCATACGCCGACCTAATGTCAACTTCTGTTGAAGAGTTAAATAAGATGTATAATGCACAAAGGCAAATTACTGCTTTAGGTGCACAAGAGGGACAGTCGTTAGCTAATAGATACGGAATATTAATGAAAACGGTAGAAGGTAGAAAGAAGATAGCTGAGTCATTAAGTAAAGAAGAACAATCCGATTTATCAAGAGCCTCTGCAAATGAAACATGGGAAGCTACTTTAGAAAGAATTAAAGACCTACTCGGCTCAATTCTAAGAGGACCAGTAATTGAAATAGTAAACACAGTAGCGGGATGGTTAAATAATACTAAATTAGTGCATGAGTTTGGAATGAAAGTGAGAACCGTATTTCAATACGTGGCTGATATCGTAAAAGGAATACCTGGTTTCCTCGAAAAAATTCCAGGATACCTACAAAAAGCTATTCCATATATAAAAATAATAGCAACAGCAGCAGCAGTTTTTGCAGCCGCTAGTATAGCAGCTTCTATGGGACTAGGTGGACCAATAGCAGGAGCAGCAGGACTTGCTATGGGCCTATATGCATACGATAAACTAACATCACTGCTAGATGGTGGTAGCGCCGCATCAGTAGCAGGTGAAGGTACTGCAAGCCAACCAATTTCACCAATGAATCAAGCAGCACAAGGAGCAGCAGCCAGTGGAGCAGCAGCACAGGGAGGAGGTACAACGGTAGTACAGAATACAAGTAATCTAGTAGTAGAGGGAGGAGTTTTTACATCAATGGTAACAAAAAACATAATGCAAGATCATAGAGTTACAACGGATAATGCAGGAAATAAAGGAACAGATATTTCTCAACCGTCTTCACCATTTTACGGTGCTGGAGTGGTTCACCGAAAGTAGGATTACTTTAAATTAACATAAAAATGGGAAAACCGATACTAAATCAAATAAGAAAGTCAACACTGAGTAAGCAAGGTCAAACGTCTATTAGCGGCGTATTTGAATCCCAGCCTGCAAATGAAATAAACAAGCAGAGAGGGTTCACAACCCCATCTTCAAATCCACTACCAGTACCTAAACCAATCGACGTCGTATTTACACCTAGTAATCAGATGACCTATTTGGACTCATTAAAAATAAGCTAAACAAACCTAAGGATGCCATTAATTAATTTCAAAACAGATTTAAAGTCCTTAAAGTACGGAGGAGATCGACCGGGTGGTGGATCAAGTGGCTTACCCTATGTTCAAATATCTTCGCCTACTCCAGATACAATAGAAACAAACCCGCAACTGTTTATATATGGTGATTACTTTAACTCTAACAGAGAATCTCTAGATTTTCCTATCAGAGGAGGCTCTACGACATTAAATGGTCCTGCAGGTAATCCTACAACATTGGCTGGTGAGATTGATAAGGCTAGAATAGCAGGATTTTTAAAGGATCCAAAAAGAGGTGGTATATTTTTACTAAAGCAAGAAGGCTTGCAATTAAGCAATCCAAATATACAAGTACCAACTACTACAAGAGCTTTTAATTTGAATATCACGAGAGATTTTACTCTCAAGGACAGTCTAGAAATTATAGCAAGCACTAGAATATACAGTCCAAAAGGACAGTCGACACTCGACCAAGTATTGATGCAAGGCACTGGCGTACACATGCCTAGACACGGTTTATTACCGAAATATTTCACTCCCCCACAACAAACCTACGAATACTACGTAACCAACAATAATACACCAAATACGAACAGATTAGCGGTGTTACAACAAAGTAAGTTAGCATTAGTTAATCCAATTTTAGTATCAACCAAGAATGTACCTAATCCCGTTCAGTACGAAACAAAACGGTTGGACGCTGTGGCAAGATTAGATTCAAGCAACAAATACGGTATATCTCCATTAGGTGGTGAGATATTAAATTATTTAGGTGGTCCTGGATCATCCTACGGCATTGGGTATACGAGAATAAAAAGAGTAGTCGATACAACACAGGCAGCAGATAAAGCAGCACAGTTGTACAACGCCTTCACAATGACTTATCAACAGTTGCTAAATCAAGATACTACCGATGGCAGCCGTAAATCAAGCCCTAAAGTACGAGATTTTAGAGCTCAACTAGCTACTGGAACAGGATTACCAGGCAATTTTCTTACTGCTAATTACACCGACCCCACTACAAAAGACTGGTATAGCCCAGCTATTAAAGGTGATCCGGGGATTCCGGAAACATTGGTGGGAAATAGAGTTACCTATGATAAGGTAAACGATAATAAAGTTGACCGAGTAAACGCCCTTAGTGCTTTTTATTATGATGCAAATGGTATGGATCCGTGGGAAGCAGGTGGTGTTAATACAAAGGATATTATAAAATTTGCTTTTGAATGTTTAGACAATGATAATCCTGGAGACGCTGTAGCATTAATATTTCGAGCTTTTATGACAAGTTTTACGGATAATCATCAAGCGGAGTTTAATTCATTTAAGTATCTAGGTAGAGGTGAAACTTTTAGAACATATCAAGGTTTTGATAGAAGTATTAGTTTTGGATTCAAGATAGCAGCTTTCTCGAGAAGTGAAATGAGACCACTATATGCAAAATTAAATCACTTAATATCTCAAATATACCCAGACTACTCTCCAACTTCGCAGTTAATGAGAGGGTCTGTAGTACAATTAACAATAGGAGATTATCTGTATAGAGTACCTGGATTCTTAGAAAGTGTAAATATAAGTGTTGATAACAGTACTTCATGGGAGATAGCATTAGATCAGACAACAGATGGAATAGATCTAGACATGAATCAACTGCCACAAGTAGTAGAAGTTCAGTGCTCGTTTAAACCTATTCACGACTTCTTACCAAGAAGAGAAACTATCTACAATGAAGACATGAGATTTATAGGTAATAAAGATCCTAAATGGAAGGATGCAGCTACCGCCATTATTACCGATACTGCAGGGCAGGCTGCCAAAAGAATAACGGAGCGGGCGGCAGCAGAGGCGGCAGAGGCAGCTGCTTTCCTAGCTAGAAGAAATAAACGCATCGCTGATTATGATGCTGCCCAAAAAGCTGCAGCAACTGCACAAGCAGTAGCTACTGCAGCAGCTAAAGCAGCAGTAGGTGTTAAAGGAACAACAAACAAAAAGAAAAAAGGCCCTTAATAAACAAGCACTATGGCATCAAGATATCAAACAATAAAAAAAACAACGCTAGATACGACCAAAAATCAGTATTATATAAATAATGTCTATCCCGACATACAACCTCGGAATGACGATTATTATGTAATAACTACAATTGGAGATAGATTAGATTTGTTTGCATACGATTTTTATCAGGATAGTAGTCTATGGTGGATCATAGCATCAGCAAATGCATTACCAGGAGACTCAATCTATCCACCAATAGGAATGCAGTTAAGAATACCAATCGATACACAAAGTATAGTAGCAAGTTATAAAAGAACAAACAATGGGATTTAGATTATCAAATGTAATAGGTGCTCCTTTTAGAGATTTTGTAGTAAACCAATTAGCAACACGCGTAGCTATGAGTTCTAAGGATCAGAGAAATATCGAGCAGGTACTGTATTTAGGAAATAAAATAGCGTGGGTTAAATTAAACTCGTCTGTAGAGGTTAATGAAGAGTATGCAGAATACTTAAATAAAATCTATACCAATCTAGAAGGATTCACTGCCGCAACAGTAAACTCAGCAGATAAAAATACTTCCATAGCCAAGAACTGGATACTTAGTGGAGGAACCTCAAAACAAATTGACAATAAAACAGAACTAAGATCGGGAATAGGATTAGATGGAGCATATGGTCTAGGAGGAATTTATGATCAAGGGTACAGACCAATGCCTGGCCTCGAGTCAGTAACAGTTGAAACAGCAGGTAAATTAGGATCATTAAGATATGCAACTATTAACTTCAAGGTTTGGAATATGAACCAACTTGATGTGATTGATGCTCTGTATTTTAGATTGGGATTCACAATGTTGTTAGAATGGGGGCACACAGTATACTATGATAATAAAACACCCGATCCTACACTATACACAAACAGTAGCGGAGTTGATAACTTCTTTGAGCCAAGAGTAACAAAGGAAGAGCTTCAGTACGATATCAATCTTAGAATCAAGGAAACTGATGGTAACTATGATGCGATGCTCGGAACAGTTACAAACTTTACGTACTCAATGAATCAAGAGGGTGGCTGGGATTGTTCTATCAAATTGATAGGTCTGGGTAGTATAATGGATACACAGAAGATTAACGGCATCAATAAATTACCACCAGGTATAGCAGGTCAGTTTAAAAAATTCAACGCCGCTTTGGCGCAGGCGGCGGCAGATATAAGAAATCTTACAAAAAAACAAGATGATCAGGCAAAATTTGATGCAGAAGCTGACCCTATCAAATCCGCCAATCAAACCAATGCGGCATCAAATAAGAAACAGTTTCCTATAAAGTCTTTCAGTGATCTTTTAGATCAAGCATATCTCAAGCATGCCTTTACCTTTCCAACTGATATAGAGTTTATTATGAAGCAGTTGATAATTGGCCCTCCAAAACCCCCGACGGACAGAGATTCCACCGGTATTGCGGTCAATTTTACACTACAGCCTACCGATCCCTTTGGCTACATCGTAGGTCAGAATATATACTATCCCAAAGCACAACCAAACTTTACAACTTTATTACCAATCGTAGTAGGTGATATTTACAATATAGATTTGCTAGCTATTAACAAGGCTGCAAAAGTATCTGAGTTTCGTCCTGATGGTGTAACAGGGCTTAGTATTATGGACTTACTATCCACTGCAACTGTTGCAAACGGACTTAATGATCAGCGTACCTTTGATACCGCCAAAAAACCCTTCAGCTTTATTGCCGACGCTTCCTTTAACTCAAAGCAAGATATTGATATATACTTTCCACTTGGCAATGTATCTGTAAAAACTGGCGGATTTCAAACCGGATTGGCCATTTCCATGCCGCCAGAAGGCGGACCAGATAAGGCTGCTATAGATTTAGCTATTAGTGCTGGCTACAAGAGTTTTGATTTAGATGTTGTTGAGACACAGCTAAAAGAGAAGCTTGAGCAACTTATTTACAACAGTGCAGATAATAAGTGGGGTATCACCGAAATAACACCAATACAATTTTCCGGTACTGCAGAATTAAAAAATGCAAGCGGCGTGACCACTGATAATATAGCACCACCAAATTACACTAACTGGTTACAGTTTGATCGGCAGTTTCTTATTAAAGATGTGCCATTGTATAAAAACTATTCAGATAGTGATGCTGGACCAGTCTACGGAGAGACCTACTCAAAAAACTTAGATTTATATATAACGGTAGCAATTAGAACACAGAATATAAACTATCTATCAAAACTTGTCCAATCCGTAAAGCCCCCACTACCCATCCAAGCACTACCAAATCGCGGTGATGCAAGATTTAATACATCAACCGGACCAACAGATGCTGACAAGAAGCAAACTAACAAAGACGCCGGACTAGCATCAGCATTAGAAGCAATGCTAACAATTGTACAGTATTCGGCCATTACCCAAAATCCGAAGGCTAAACAAATAACAGAAATATCAGTTGAAAAGGTAACAGGAGAGCTACTGAATTATCTAACTGCTGCACCAATGGCTGGACTATTTACAGCTAGTGGATCATTGATACCGAAGGCAAATATAAAGCGACTTCCTGCAGGAGATCCAAATAACTATAAAGATCCATTTTACCTCGGACTGAAGGGATATAATACAAGTCTGATGAGTGGTCAAATAGATAAGGAAACGGCAAATACAATGGATCACTACGATCAGATTCCTGATGTTAGGTTTGATGAATTATTGAAAGGCTACCTACTACCCAAACAAATTATAGATTCGAATGAGCAGGGAGGTTT